CTTCTATCCATTCCTCCGGTATTTCTCCTTTGAAATCTCCTAGGACCTCCATTTGAATTATACCTAACTTAGTATCTAATGTTTCAACGTCGTAGATATGAGCAAAATTGTTAGTTTTTTTACCTTTGAGGGTGTGGGCGTGTTCTAATTCGATTTCGTCAGTAGTGACCTTGTAAACACGGCCGTTAAGAAGGTAAGCAGCTCCATAGTCGCCAGAGCCTAAGTATTTACCACCTTGGTCCTTAATTTTATCTATTTCCTTTTCAAACTCTGGATCGTAGTATAAAATTTCTCCTAATATGACATGTGACAGTCTCATACATCTTAATCTAGGCCGGAAGATCTGCCTGCTCGTCTTTCATTGTCAAGCCAAGCTGCTTTTCCTTGGATATAAGAATCTTTATCTCCTCTAAACTTATCGTCTAAGATTTGAATTCGATCCCATTTAGAATCAGCTTCAACATCTATTCTAATATTAACATCTCCATATCGATCCATAACTCCAGCTTTCCAACTCTCTAAATCATCACCGCTCATTACTTGTCTATAGGAATCATCTGGGTTTGGAAAACTAATACCGAACATTGGAATTTCTCCGAACATTCCTTTTACTACATTGAAGGTTAATTGACTTAGTTTCATAGTAGCTTGTCTACGTCCTGGTGCTTCATTAAGAATGATGTCTGTTAGTTTCATAGCTTCATCTTTACGTATATAAATAGTTTATAAAAGCTGTTTCGGTGTGTGTTCTTTTAATTTAAGGAGTAGCCCATCTTTTCTATTATGTAGATTATGGTCTTCAATATTTTCTATGTAAGGCAAAATTCTATCAGGAATATTATGATATGGGTACGGTCTAAGTTTATGGGCAGCAGATCTTCTATCTGGCTGTGTAGTACTTGCCCATACTTTCAATGGATGGTCGTCTATTAGAAATCTAGTATCCTCCATATGTTGAACTTGTCTTATAAAGGAAATATTTGGAGCATAAGACTTTCCTAACTCTAAAGCACATATGTCTACCAATACATCAACAGGGTACTCTATTTTTTCAGAACGGTTTAATAAGTACTTAGCAAAGGATTTAGATACCATATATGCGTGTGCACCGAATGATATGTAATTATCAGGTATTTGAATATGTTTATTATGAGGTACTCCTATTACTTTATTATCTGATTTGCCCCACCAAAATATATTAACTGTGGTGTTCTTTATAAATTTAAGAGCTTTTAAAAACTCTCCGTTTAAAGTAGCTTCTTGGGTAAAGTAGGGTGTCAATCTTGCATCATCCTCTAAAATTAAAAAATAATCTTCGTGATTACAAGATTCCTCAGCAACAATCTTTTTCCATACTTCTCTATGAGACTGATAGCATCCTAGTATATTCTCGGTTAATGCTCCTTCTCCGCACCAAAAAGTTTCTAATCTACCAGAGGAAATGAGGTGGTTAATATCAATATCAGACCCCATAGTTGCATTTACAAGTTCATAATCAAAATCAGTGAAATGACTCCAATCTTTTATGAAAGCTTCTCTTCTTTCTTCATTGGAGTATTGATTTATAACAAATATTTTACTTGCTCCAAATTGCTTTAAGCTCAGTTTGTTTGGTTCATATACCATTATACCTTTATTTTCCCTGTCCTCTATATAGTTTAGCGTAGTTCTTTGAGCCTTTATGCTTAGAAGATTTTGACTTAGCATGTACGCCAGGTCTTTTCTTTTTAGGCTTCTCAAAGTAATTGCCAAGAGTTATCCCTTTTGCCATATTTTTACTTTTAAATTACCTGTTCCTTTAATTACCCTATGGTATGTTTCTTTAGGTATGAAAACTTCGGTTATGTACATAGGAACTTCATTGTCTAGTTGAACTTTCCAATCGGTTTCACCGATAGCTCTAACTAAACGATCTTCTTTATCTCTATGCCATACAAATTCAAGCGGAGAGGAGAGATGTGAAAACTCTCTTACTATATAACCGTCTTTCTTTATTTCAGAATAAGGTCTACCAGTAACCTGAGAAGTTTGATCCACCGCCTAATGATTTCCAGTAACGGCCAATATTACATGACCAGTAGCCTGCTTTAGTTTTATCTTTTTTAGTTGCACATTTATGACGTGCAGCAAATGAAGCTCTCGCTCCTCTTTGCTTTAACTTAACTGAAAGACCGGTGTCACCAAATGAAACTTTTTTAACGTTACCTTTTTTACTTTTAACGTAAACATAAAATTTCTTAGAACCACCTCTCTTAGGTTTGTTAAGCTGTACTTTTTTACCTCTGTATTCAGCTTCCGAGATGTAGTCAACAGAAGCTTTTAATAAGTCAAATCCAGAATAGTCGAAGTCTTCATTCATTGAAACTGCTTTTCTAAATCTATCCATATTAATAGTAGCACCCATAGATTCAACTAATTCTTTTACAAGATCGTAATCTACCATTTCAGTTATACCTACACCTTCGTCTAATAGGTCTTCGTTCTCAAACATTTCGTCTATTAATGAGCCGATTTCGAATAAAGGATCTTTACCGTTAGCTAACATAGGAAGGTCTAAAGGTACTCTCATACCGTTGTAATCTCCGTATTCTCCTATATCGGTATTTTCGATCAACTGTCTATCCTGTTCGTTTAGTTCGATTTTACCGTCTCTCCAAGCTTCTCTTGCTTCTTTAAATAGTTCTATAAAGGCATCAGAGCTATAACGGTAGACATTCTCATGTAAAGAGAGACCATTGTCTATATGATACTGTAATGATGGTACTCCTACGAGTTCTTGTATTTTAATCATAATCAAAATCTTTTCTATAAAATTTTCCTAGTACATTGTCATTTATATACTGATGACTGTATGTTTCTAGTACTTCATTTATAAATAGGTATTTACACTCAAAATATGTTAATTGCTTTTTATTTTGAACATAGTGTAGTATTCTTCTTTCGAAGTCCATTGGAGAACCTTCTTTTACTAATTTTAAGATATCTTTATGAGAACCGTAATAATC